AGCCTCCTCTATTTTTTTCAAAATACCGGCGCGGCTTGTCGCGTTACCGATATCTATGTTATGGGATTTAGCGTATTCAATTAGCTCGTACACAGTCATTGAGCCTAATTGATCCTGCGGTTTTTCGTATTCTTCCGCCGGAATTGCTTCTTGTTTTTTCTCACACCATACAAGCTGCGGCATAGAGTATCTCCTTATAACAGCCCGGTAATTGATCCGTGCATGAATGCGGGGCCATGGTCAAGGCCGATCTGTCCGTACAGCTGCTCATCGTCTGTCGCGCCTGTTTTTGCAAGCGGTTCTGTAAACAATACGCCTTTGCCCGGTACCTCTTGAAACACGGGCGCAACGTAATTTACGTCTACAAGCAATACAGCGTCGTTAGGCATAAACCGGTTCCAAACAATGCCCAGATTGCCGAAATCAAAGACGATCTCCTTTATGGCAATACCTCCGACCGTCCTTGTGGACGGAAGTGCAAAGCCGTTAAGCGCGTTGTACAGCGCTGTAATCTGTTGTACTTTTGTCGCGCTTGCAAATAATACCATGTTGGTAAATGTTGCGCCGCTGTCCGCCATAACTCTATACAGATTATTTAGCATGGTCATGGTTAGGGCCGCAGGCGTTGCGTTATTGATATTCGTCCCGTTGGCAAGCTTTGTAACCTCCAACATCCCCCTGGTGGTATTTGCTACGGAGGCGTTAGTTGACATTTGGTATGTTCCTCTGATAAAGCTATATTCAACGTCTCTGGCGATTTTTATTAACTTCTGTTGCAGTTGCCAGTTGAAATCATCCGCCGGATTTGCGCTTTTATTGGCAGTGTTGATACCGCTTAAACGTCCGCTGTTGGAACGTTTTGCATATGTCATCTGTACGCGCTCCTGATGGATTTGCACGACGTTAAACTCCTGCTCCCGGGAAATCGCTGTCGGTGATGGGGCCGTTACGGACGCAGTCTCTGATATAGTGGGCTGCGCGGCGTCGGGGTGCGCGTAAAGCTGTGCGGTTACAAATTGAAAATTATCAGTGCGTAATCCGCCAGTCAGCCCTCCCGTCATAGACAGCAGGGGCGTTTCCTCGGCGGATGCGGTAAAAAGTTCTCCGTGATAATTCGGAAGATTCCATGTATTTGCTACTCCAGTTACAATAGGCATATTTTTTATCCTTTCATTTTTAAATTAATACGACGCCCTCTTTATAGGCTTCTTGTTTTATGCGCAAGGCTTCTTGCATGTTTTTTGATTCTCGCGCCGCTTTGAGTTGTGATTCCCACGATGTTACTGGTGGTTTTCCGGGTGAGTTCCCAACCTCAGCACCCTTCGTTTGCGTTTCCCCGAAAAAGTCCCCCCATTCACCCTTAAAGTGCGCCAATACTTTATCGGTATTTTTAATGTTTCCATCGTTGTCCTTTTCTACGATTGTTCGGTCATAGAGCTTTAAGGCTTTTGGAATGGCTTTTTCGTTCATTCCCGCTGCTTTCAACGCCGCAGTAACTTTTCCGTCAATGTCCGCCGCGTCTTTTTCAGCGGCGTATCCGTCGCGTGTTGCATTGTGTGCTGTCACTTCGTCATTGTACTTTGATTTCCATGTCTCGGCGGTGGACAATGCGTCTTCGGCGGTCTTCAAGTCCGTCTGCAATGTGGCGATTTCCGTGAGCTTGTCCTTGTATCTATCCTTTGTGACAAACTCATCACCGACGACCTTGTTAATAGCCTTTGCGATTTTGTCAGCCGCTTCCTCATCGATCCCATGACTGGTCAATATTGCCTTTGCGTCCATAAATACTCCCTTTCGCAGTTTCGGATGCTAGCCTAAAAGTATTTTTATATAAAACACCGCACATGGTCGGTCTTTTTATATTTTGAGTAATATTTTATTAATTTATCTTAATGAGATGTCCGGCTTAATCATCGATGATGATAGTCCAGCTCCACCTATATCCATTCCGCTATAATCCAGGGCCTTAAAGCCATCCCCTAAATACTTTACTGCAATTTCTTCATACTCTTTAATAAAATGTAGGATGGAATCCATCAAATAAGGTCTCCCTCGCATACGCGACGTCCCTTCATGTACGTATATTGCGTATTCAACATCAGTGCCGACAGTAACCGATTGACTTTCTGAGTGTACCTCATATGTCATGCTACTTCTCAATCTACCTGTATCTACAGCGCCAACTGAGGTAATAACTTTCGTTACAATCTCTTGGTTTTTGATACCTATGCCATAAAGAGCCCTCAGCATATTAATTTCGTGCTGGCTTAAGGCTGTTTTAGTATTATCTATAATTTTAACATTCACGATTATCCTTACCTGCAATCCTTCGTATTAGTTGTTTCCGTTTATACTCTGTAAACCTGTTTTTCCTTTATATCTTTCAGTATAGCGACAACAACACATCGGCAATTGATAGTTTCCTCCGGCGAACCGTCCGGATCAAGCGGCTCCATTAGTCCATTGCTAAACGGTTCATCAAGCTCCGCCTTTTCCATATGCATATCAACGTGTGTATCACGTGTACGCTCATCCATCGTAGATATCCATTGTTTGAACATTTCAATACCGTACTCATTCGCCGCTTGCCTAAAACCGATCATACGGCCTTGATTTGCTACGCGCAACGTTTCTGTACGCGCAATCCTTTGCGCCTGTTTATAGCTCATATCGGCAACATTACGAATACGCCTGTTTATTCCCGGTATGCCTTCGCCTAACATGACAGCCTGTGCAAGCTCATTTTGCAAGTGTGTCACTATAGGCGCTTGTTTTCCCAGCCGATTATAGGCTATTTGTGTGAACGGTGATTTATCCTGTTCCATCAATAACGCTGTCAACTGGTTCTTGTCGTAAATACTCCATTGCACGTTAAATCCAAGTTGGCGGTCAATGGACGTCAACGAATTACGGTAACCAATGTCAAATACGTTAAGCTTATCACCCTCTATCATCCGCGCCGCTAATTTCCCGCTGTTTGCCATGTCTGCGGCAATATTGTTTACAATCCCTGTCGTACGCTCCACTTGCAAACGGTAATTATTCCATGCGGTACGCAGTTGCGTTTCCGTCAAATCGCTGTGATCCGCTTGCGCAAACGCCGCGAACTTTGCTATAGCGTTCTTCTCGTTTTCAATCGCCTGCTGATACGCCGCATTAAATATCGCCTGTAATCGCCTGTCAAGATTGCGCAGTTGTCTATTCGTTGCGGCGTCCATCTATTTCACCGCGATTCTGTTCGTCAATCATATCCATGCCCAGTGATTCACGCGCAATAATATCCAAATATTTAGGTATTGCATCATCCTTGAACAACGGATCAATCTCCATGCTGATTTCAATGGGTAGATTATAACTGTTCAGCCGTTGAGTGATCTCTATATCTGATGAGATTGTTTCATGCTTAAACTCAATTTTATCGCTTTGAAGGCCGATTAGCGCAAGCAATCTGCTTACAAAATCCCAACTATTCCACTCAGCATCAGAAACTTTTAGCTTTTCCGCATGATAGTACGCATTAATGGCTGTCGCCGTCAATGCACCGCCTGTGATCTTTTTGGGGTTGGCGATCATAGAATCAGAAAAAATAGTATCCTCGATGTCGTCAAGGTATTGCATGTATTCATTGTACGGCAACGTTACATTAGTTGCACTTGCTTTTGCGTCTCCTTGTGGCGCGATTATGCCAATGCGCTCTATTGCTCCCTTGATAGCAATTAAATGTTCCTCGTTACCGCTCATTCCCTCTAACAGCCAATACAGCACGCGAGTACGCAACGACACATCGCCAAAAGTTGTGTATAATGCGTCATACAAGTCTATTTTAGCTTTAATTGGTGGCGTTAATTCGCTTTTGTGTTCAGTATTTGCGTACATTGGCAGTACAGGGAACGATAAATAATTTTCTCCGCTTGTTATCTCCTCACCAAGCGCGTCGCGCCTTATATTGAGTTTGTAGGCTACTTTGGATATAGCAATCACGAGTGGGCCTGTTCCTTTTCTCGTCCATTCAGTCCAGCCATCCACCTCAAAAAGTTGTATGATCATTGGCTTTTCGGTATCTGACGAGTCAATACTCCAGAAACGTATACCTGCCTTATGTTCGCCTGTGCGTTCGTCTGGCAATGGCAAATACTCTGTTGCGGTAAATTTTTGCAAAGTATCATTGTTCCAAAAACCATAGCATACGCCATGAACCGCCGCCTTAGTGGCAATATCCTTTGCTATTTTGTCAAAATACTTGCCGAGTTTTTCCTTTATTTTTGGTGAGTCGAGTTGAACCCCATTAAACCATAATCTATTGACTAACAGCGTAATAATCCGGTTGAATATTCCAGACGGTACGCGAATTTTTGCGAACAAGTCAACGCTTCCGCTGTCAGTTTGCAACCTAGACATGTATGAGGCCAATGTCGGATTATCACCGTTGTAGTATGCCTCACGCATAAGGATTTCTTTATATTCACTTGAAATAAGGTAGTCGTCAACAGCATTTGCGACAAAAACCGCCTTGTCCGTGGCGGTTTGTAAATCCTGATATGTATATATGGCGGTTCACCTGCCTTTATCTTTGTCCTATGAGTTTTACGGGCCCACGCGCCCAGCCCAGCGTAAAACATAAATATCGCGCACTGTCGAGAAAATGGTCATTTTCCTTGATCGGCCTGTCCTCGACTGCTTTTTCGTCCCACGCATATAAACTGAATTCTTTTATCGCGTTTTTACAATCAGCATGTATCTTGATCACTCCGTGTTGCAAGTCCCTGCTAAATTCGCCTATCCCCGGCAACACGTCGTTTTTCGCCGCCCTGACAATAAACCTTCCCCGACGTCGCACAAGATTGATGAAGGACAACGCCGACGGATCAACAACAACACATTCGATCTTCAAGTCACCGGCAAGTTGTTCCAACGCCTTGTAATAGTCTTCGTCCGTCTTTTGCTGGTTTGTGTCGCGTCCGCTGTGGTAATACTCTCGTATGCAGTAGTATATGCCTTTAGACTGCCCCCAGAGCCCCATGGCGGTAGGGTTTGACATGCCGTAGTCAATTCCTATGTAATACCGTTCAAACGCAGCAGGGAGGCTTGTAACGACGTGTAGGGCGGGATCAAAGTGCGGATAGATCAACCCTTCCGCTTTTGTCCATTTGCCAAGGATATATCGCTCGTAAAAAACGCCTGTATATTCCTTTTTGAGATTCTCAACATACTCTGGCGGCAAGTACGGATTATCGTCTATGACAAAATGCCATTGCTTGACGTCAAGCTCCGGCCTGTCCAGCACATCTGTTTTTAACCAGTGCGTCGGCCTGTCAGGGTTACAGGTACCGTCAAATAAAGCCCCCTTGTCACTCAGGCGGCTTTTGAGCATTTGAAACACGTCTTCATGCCATGTTGTGACCTCGTCACCGTAGGCATATACAAGGCCAAGGCCCTGTATTTTTGTAACAGCTTCCTTGTTGTCCGCGCCGACAACATAAAACGGCTTTCCCGCTATGTATGCCGTGTTCTTGCTGTTTACCGCTGTCACGAACGACGTGCCAATACGACGGCGGAGCGGGTTTAATACGTTTCTTTCAAGCGTCTGTTGTGTTCGCCCGATCATGACACGGTCACCGTCCGGCAACTCAACAAGGCGGCGTATGATTAAGTCGTAACTGACAAACGTCTTACCGCTCCGCACAGCACCGCATAGTATATTCCAGCGTGCGTCAGCGTTGAGTATTACATCAGCTTGTTTCTTGCTGTACGGCATTTTTTTGTTCGCTTAATATGTATTGAGCTGCAATATACCATCTTTGTAATATTTGTTCCATTCTTTGTCTCGATATATTATATTTTATAATTAACTCACTATATCCTACACACTTAACAAAATCTTTAATTAGCGCAGCATCTCGTCTTATTGTTTCGTAATTTTTCGTTCCTCCACATTTTGGTTTATCCTCTTTTGACATGATTACCTTTGCCGTATTATTTAATCCTGCTTGTGCTATCACCCAAACCATATCCAATCCTGCGTATGCTATACCATTTCTTCCCATTTTAATCTCCTATAACGGCACGAGCGGCCTCCTCATTCGACCTTACTAACATTCTTATTGCCGCCATTGCGTCGTCGTTATCCTCCGGCGGCTTATCACGCCACTTTTTCGGCTTGCGGTTTTTCAGCCAAAAACACATGGCGCCTAAATCACCCTCCAACGCCTTTTTCAAGAGGGCGTTTTCAACTTGAATATCAATTATTTCCTTGCCTTTTTTTAAGGCGTTACCTATCGGGCTATACGTATTTTTCCATATCCACAGGGTTTTTACATTAATGCCTATATTATTTGCTATTTGATCATCTGTCAGCCCATCACGTGCCCATGCGGTTAAAAGCAAAAGGCCGTCTTCGGTCAGCCAGTATTCATATTTCCCCTTTGCCACAATCACCACCTCACATAATTTATTGCATAATAAAACCGCCCCGAAGGACGGTTATTATAATAATGCCCATACTCTCTACATCAACATCTCACGTAGGGACGTAAGCGTTCGAGAAGTTCAGGCATTATTTTTGATTATACGAATTATACCACATATTCTGTAGAAAAAGTCCCGGACTTTTTTAACAATTTCTACGCGACAAATACACCGCGTTTTTCCGCCTGTATTGCCACTCGCAAAGATATTTCTTCACGCCACATAAAAAATGTTGTCCGGCTTATATGTAACTCTCTTGACGCTTTATCAGGTCCCATCGGCCGCGCCCAGAACCATTTGTCAAATAATACTTTGCTGTACTTGCCGTCCAGCTGGTTTTTTACATAGTCAATCGCCTCAATCCACGCCTGACATTCCCGTATCCGTTTTGGCGGGTTCAACAGCTTTTCCGCCTTTGCGCCTGTCGGATCGGCGTGTGAATGATGGCGTGTAATCACCTCCGGCGGCGATGAATCAAACATAACCGAATTTTTCCAGTCGGCTATGTCTGATTTCATCTGGTTATATTCCCGTATTTTTTTCTCGATATACTTCTGCTGCGCACGTGACAGTATGCTCATCTTGACAATCCGCTCCCTCTCGTGTATAATAGCCGTGGTTAGGGGCTGCTCCACGAGGGGCGGCTTTTCTATTTCCTAGCGACGCCAATAAAGGCATCCAGCCATTTTTGCAATGTCAGTCCTTTGTCGCTGTCCATGAACTCCAGTATCTTTTTATTGGCGGATAACCAATCTTTATACGCCCGGCGTTCGGACAATACTTTTTGCAATTGTGTCGCCAACCGCGCCCGTTCGGCGTACAAACAACGCGGACGCTCCAGCTCGTGCGATATGTCAGTATACTTGCGTTCCAGCGCGGTTATCTGTTCATTAACGTAAGTACGATAGTTCGCCAACTCCCTGAGTTGACTAGATAGCTCTTCCGAAGCTTGTAACGGACTCACTCCCCGTCACCCCCGCCCGCGAACCGTGCCTCGTCGAATTGCCAACCTAAATAATCTGGATTCCAGCAATCTGCATTTGTACATCCGCCCCCCAACTCATACAGATAACAACAACACCAGCATTGAGCCACACCAGGAGCCTTTTTAACGGCTCTCTCCAACGCTTCCACGCGCTTTTGCAAGCGGTCGCTGTCGGCCTTAAGATTTTCTTTTTCTAGATC